CGCACTACGGTGACAGATTCCGAACTTGCGAACAATACCACGAATGAAGCGATCCAAATCAATCTTGTCTACGATGTAATTCGCAGGCGATTGATTCGCATGGCCCCGTGGAATTGTGTACTTAAAACGGCGAATCTGGTGTATATTACGTCTCTTCCCGGGACGCTGGAAAACTCCTCTCAGGTTTCAGTAGGTCAGACTTGGGCCCCTGGCCTACCGTCACCGCCTTGGAGTTATGAATATCAATACCCTGTAGATTGTGTTTATGCTGCATGGATTCCGCCGATTGCTCAAATTGGATTTGGCGTTGGCATCCCCGCAGGACCTCCGGTTAGGTTTACTGTTCAGACTGACACCTTTCGACCAGTGACTGCTGCGGCCGTTGTTGTCGGTGGTTCTGGTTATGCAGTTGGCGATATCATTACCCTTCCGGGGATTCAGCAAGGTTCTGCGCCAATTGGAGCCCCTGCCCAGCTTCAAGTCGCAACACTCAGCGGATCGGCGATTGCCACTGTCACTGTAGTAAATCAGATTGCTGGATCGGCCACACCCAAAGGTGGGAGCTATTTCTTCACGCAAACCAATCCGCAAGCACAAGCTTCAACCGATGGCTCTGGGACTGGCGCAACATTCAATCTCACTTATGACTCTGCCAGCCCGCAACGAGTTATCCTTACAGATCAGAGCCAAGCCACTCTTGTCTATTGCCGTGACGTCACTGATATCAACGTCATGGATGACACCTTCCAAGAAGCCCTTGCGGCTGTGCTTGGAGCATCGATCTGCATCCCGCTTGCTGGGGATAAGACCCTCGCTAAGATGGCCGTTGAACTCGCCAATCAAAAAATCATGGAAGCTCGCGAAGGCGATGGCAACGAGGGCCTGACCATCAACGATGTTACCCCCGACTGGATTCGCACTCGCGGCTCTAACATGTTTGACGTCTATACTCAAAATGGATGGTCCTTCGATTGGGGTGCGACTTGGCCTATGCTTCCTGCCTAAGGAAAACTTAAATGCCGCATCTTGTTGTACAAGCCAGCTTTAATTCCGGCGAATGGTCGCCAAATCTCTTTGCTCGTGTGGACCTTGCTAAGTATAAAGCTGGCGCGGCGCTACTCGAAAATTTCTTTGTTGATTATCGTGGTGGCGCTAGCACCAGAGTGGGCACTAAATACATTGCACAAGCGTATAAATCCTCCACACAAGTCCGTCTTATTACCTTTCAAGCCAGTTTTAATGTTGGCTATGTCCTTGAATTTGGCGATGGTTACATCCGATTCTTCTATCATGGATCGCCAATCATCGAGACTGCGTTTAATATAACCGCAGCGACAAAAGCCAATCCTTGTGTTATAACTGCTCCAGGACATGATTTTGTTGTTGGGGATTGGATTTATATTTCTGGCATTACTGGTATGACTCAGCTAAACCAAAAATATTATGAAGTTCAAGTTGTTGCTGGCAATGATGTGACCTTGGCTACAGTTAATGGAACGCCAGTCGATTCATCGACTTACGGAACTTATACTTCCGGCGGAACCGCTGCACGGGTCTATACCATAACTTCACCTTACACTTCTGCTGATGATCTTCGTCAGATCAAATTTGCTCAAAGTGTAAATCAAATGGTGCTATGCCACCCTAATCATACACCATATATTCTAAACTTAATCTCCGCTACAAACTGGACATTAACTCCAATCTCAATTGGAGCTTCTATTTCAGCACCAACTAATGTAGCGATTGCCATTACAACAGTCCCTGCTCCGGGAGCATTATTTGCTAACTATGCTTACGGAGTAACAGCCATTGACACTGTCGGCCAAGAATCTTCCATGTCTAGTCCTGCGACAGGCATCGGCTATGACATTCGTCTTGTAGAAGGCTCTGTCAAGATTACTTGGGATGCCGTTCAAAATGCGGTTGCATATAATGTATACAAAGCCACAGTCTCATTCTTTGGAGTGGTGCCGATTGGAGTTCAATACGGATTCATCGGCACCTGTAAAGACACAACTTTTATTGATTCAAATATCGCGGCGGATTTTACACAAACTCCGCCGATATCAAAGAATCCTTTTATAGGTTCCGGAATTGATCATGTTGTTGTAAATACTCCCGGAACTTATACTACCGTTCCTACTGTGACTTTCAGCGGAACCCCGACAATTACAGCAACCGCAATTGCCTTGTTAAGTGTTGTTGGGGCAGTCCCTGTGACTTCGGGTGGTACTGGCTATGCCATTGGAGATACAATTCAATTCGGCAACGGCCTTATACTACAGGTAGCTACAATTACAGGTTCGGCTGTTGCAACTTGGACAATCATTTCACGAGGTTCAATAACATCTGGTTCGGTACCTACCAACCCAATCTCGCAGGTATCTACCACCGGTGGCGGCTCTGGTGCGACAACAACTGTATCTTGGGGTGTTAGTCAAGTCATTGTAACTGGCGCCGGTGCAGGCTTTACCACTGCTCCAACCGTTGTATTTTCATCCGGTGCAGCGGTTGCAACAGCATATCTAGGCGCTACGTCTAATGGTGTTCCGACTGTTCCGGGGTTTATTCAGCAACGGCTGTTTCTTGGAGGCTTGCTTGGCGCACCGCAAACATTCTTCCTTTCGCGGCCGGGATCGTATTTTAATTTCGACGTCTCCCAGCCGACTCGTGCAGATGATTCAATCTCAGCGACTCTTGTCTCTGGAACATTGAACGATATCAAATCCATGGTGCCATCAACCTCAGGCATGCTTGTCTTAACTGATAAAGCATCTTGGGTTGTTAATGGCGGATCGGCAGGAGCGGCACTTACTCCCTCATCGTTGGTGGCGAATCCGCAATCATTTGTTGGCAGTAGTGATGTACCGCCGATTGTAGCGAATTATGATGTGCTTTATGTGCAAAGTAAGGGCTCTGCAATCCGCGATCTTGCGTTTAATATTTATTTCAACACTTTCACCGGCGCGGATATATCGACCATCGCCAGCCATCTATTCTACAGCTATACCATTGATGAATGGTGTTGGGCAGAGCAACCATTCTATAATGTCTACTCCATTCGTAATGATGGCGCTATTGTCATGCTGACGTTCCTCAAAGAGCAGGAATTTGTCGGCTGGACACATTATACAACGCAGGGTAATTTCAATTCGGTTACTTCGGTTACTGAACCCACCGACCTTGCAGGAACGGTTGATGCTGTTTATACTGTGGTTGAGCGAACAGTAAATGGAAATGTTGTTCAGTATATTGAGAGATTCGCAGAGCGAGCCTATCCAAATGGTGTGTCTGATGCTTGGTCAGTTGATGCCGGGCTGCAATATTCTGGGGCGGCTGATACTTCATTTAGCGGAGCCGAGCATCTTGCGGGGTTAACTGTAACTGGCCTTGCTGACGGACAGATAATACCCCCGTTCACAATGCCTGTAAATGGACAATTTACATTGGCGACCGCCGCAAGCAAAGTCACTGTCGGCATTGGATATACCTGCAAACTTCAAACTCTGGCGATCGACACTGGCGATGGTGCTATTCAGGGTCGGTTGAAACGCTTGGTGTCGATTGATGTTAAAGTCAAAGATACCCTTAATCTGTATGCTGGGTCTAGCTTTAATCGGTTGGTTCAAATCAAAGACCTTATCCGAGGAAATGTTTCTTCTATGCTCACCGGCCAAGACAATCAGGTCGTATCTGATCTTGTAACTGGTGATGCTAGAATTACAATGGACCCTACGTATACAATCCCTGGCCAAGTCTGTATTCAACAATCCGATCCAATTCCAGCCACTGTTCTTGGCTTATTCACTACGATAGAATTAGAGGCTGGTCGATGAATGGGCAAATCTATCAAATCTCCCTTGATCAGCTTAAGGGATTGACTTTCCAAGCTGAAGTGGTGTATGCTGGGACAATATCCAGTCATATACTTGTTGGATACTATGGCGATGAGTTGCTTTGTATCGTTGGGCTTATCCCACGGACATTTCTTGGGGATGATGCTTACATCTGGATGCAGACCATGCCTGAAGCTGAGAATCATAAATTAATGCTCGGTCGACACGCTAAGCGAGTTGTAGCGAGGGCATTGGAATTTTATCCTAAGATCATCGGCCATTGCTTTAATGATGCCTCAGCCAAATGGCTGCGATCACTTGGTGCCACCATGACTGGCGATACCTTTGAAATCCGGAGAGCCTGATGGCCGATCCAGTCACCCTCGGAACAATTGGAATGGCTGCCAGTGGTGCATCTGGTGGCCTTGGAATTATTGGCTCGCTCTTTGGGGGCTCTGCTAAAGCTGAGGCCTATAAATATCAGTCCTCAATGGCTTGGTATAATGCAGCAATTGCCAAGCAAAACGAGAAATATTCTCTTGACGTCGGTGAACAACAAGCTATGCGCCAGGGGATCGCCGGGGCTGCACAAGCTGGGCAGATCAAAGCTGCCCAGGGCGCTTCAGGCATTGATGTTAATAGTGGCTCAGCAAAACAGGTGCAAGAAAGCCAACATCTTGTTTCGCAGATGGACTTGCAGGCGATCCGCGAAAAAGCCGCAAAGACTGCGTATGATTTCTCGGTTCAAGCAACGAATTATGAGAACCAAGCTAAAGGATATTCCAAAGCTGCAAGCAATGCTCGGACCGAAGGCATTCTTGGCGCTGTCTCGTCCTTTGTTGGCACCGCCGGTTCCGTCGCCAGCAAATGGTTGCAAGGCAATCAGCTGGGTCTTTGGGGTGGAGGCAATGTTGCTTCTGGCGGAGGCGGCACCCCCGATCCGCTGACTGAATGGGAGTATGGTCGATGAGTAGCCAAGTTCCCTACACAGGCGTTCCGAACGTCCAGCCGAGTTTTGACGCCACTCCGAGTATGTCATCCAACATTCCGCTGGATGCATTTGGCTCAGGAGTCGCTGGGGCTATCAGTCATCTCGGTAAGGCTGTTGAAGGCGCTGGGAATGAAATCTGGGCTCGTGCCACCGCGATGCAGCAGCTTAACGAGCAGGCGAATGCTGCGAATGCTGTTGCTGAGTTCACTACAGCGATGGGTGAGAAGTATGCAAACTACACTACTCTCTCCGGCAAAGCCGCGGTAGATGGATATAAGCCTTATATAGACGATCTAAACACCACGCGAGAAGCCATTGGCCAGAAACTCTCCTCTCCATATGCGCAGAAGGTTTATCTTCAAGAATCCCGATCGATACAGGCGCGCTCGGTATTTTCTGCGGCGGCTCATTCAGGGCGCGAGGGAAAGAACTATGCGATTGGTTCAACACAATCGCTGATTGATGCCAGATCAAATGCTGCAGCGTTGACTCCGCAGGATGAGGATTCATATGCTGCTGCAATTAAACAAAACGCCTTAGATGCTAAGCATCTTGGCGAACTCAAAGGCTGGGATCAACAGACTGTCGATAACTATACTCAGTCGATGAACTCTAAGATGACCATGGGCCGAATTCAAGGCCTCGCCAAGTCTGATGTTGTCTCTGCACAGAAACTCCTTGACGCCGCAGTCAAGGCTGGAAATATCACTGGCGATGATCTTGGCAAGGCCCAGACTTATATCCGAGGGCAGCGCCTGTCTGTCGCCTCTCGGCAAGAAGCTTCCCGGATGATGTCTGGGGACAACACCAACTTCGGGGCCGGTAAAGTTCCGATTGAAAATGTCATGGAGGCAATCCGCACCAATGAAGCCACTGACTACGGAACGGTTCATCCGGATGTGACCCATAAGGTCAACGGAAAGATGATTACCGAACACGCTCTCGGGGCTTACGGCGTGATGCAGTCGAATTTGCAAGGTTGGCTAAAGGAAGCTGGTATGCCTGCAATGACTGAACAGCAATTTCTAAATAACCCTAAAGCCCAAGATCAACTGGCGAAGTTCAAACTTCAACAGTATATGGACGAGGGTGGCTCTGCGAATGCTGCTGCGAATCGTTGGTTCACCGGAAGCTACAATCCCGATCCCAGCCGATCGGATGGTGGTAGCACGGCTGGAGGTTATCTTAAGAAGTTCAATGCCAGCCTCGCTCGTAATTCTGGCGCGGCTGAAATCTCCAGCCAAGCCCGCGCCCGTAGTCAGAAACTCTTTGGCGATGACGCCGAGGCTGCGGATGCAATGGAGCAGCAATTCCTCACCAGGCATTCTCGTGTCAAGGTAATGGAGCGTGAAGACCTTCAAGATAACATTAATACAATTGAAGATGCACTTGTTCCGGCGAAAGATGGGAAGCTGGTTACTTCGATTGAAGATGTTCAGGACCC